CCCTTGACATCCTTACCGCTTATTGTATCTACACGAATCTTATCTGAAATCTCATCACCGAGTTTCTTCCAGAACGATTTTTTGTATTTTAATATGTCTTGTGCTTTAGCCACTAAATTGTTGTTGTGGTGTTTGTGGTGTTCGCCACTTCCCCTCATCCTGTTTCTTTGATTTCAATTTCTCTGCACCTTTTGGATCAGATAACTTTTTACTTGAACTCGTTTCCCTTGACCATCTATGGCGGCAGTTAAATCCACCACCATCACCAAAGGCACCTGGAAAATCCGATTCAATCTCATCTCTGGTTAATGCACCAGCACTCATCATATCAATACAGATGTCTCTCGTCCTGTCATCCGCTGGCCCTTGATAAATATATCTCGCATTATCTGGATCATCAGAAGCCATCTCAACCGTTACATTACGTTCAAAAGTATTCAATGCAGTATTGGCTAAGGTCTCGGCTTGATCGGGCCTTAATACGCCACCAGCACCCTTTAAAATTGATTGTGCTATATCAGCTTCACTTGCACCAGCTATAATTCCCCTTGCCGCTTCATTTCTGATTTGATCACCCATCAATCCTATCTGTTTCATGAATGTATTATTATCCATTCGTAACAAGGCAGTTAATACTTCATCTGTTACTGCACCCGTCATTTCCATAGAACCTAATACTGCTTGATATTCAAGCATCAGATTATCAAGATCAGAACTCAATCCCAGTTGATTCATGATCACATCTTCCATATCTAAAGTCTGCAATACCAATACGATCTCATCCCTTGTCAATCCTTGATTCCTTAAATCAAATATCTGACTGACAAGTTCAGACTGTACTCGTTCTATCGCCCTTGCGAAATCCTGTGCCGCTTTATCTTTAGCCAACTGGTTGCCTCAATGCTTGTAATAATCCTGTCTCTGGTACTGCTGGTACTTCTTGTTCTTCTTTTAATTCACCGAGCATTTCATCTAATTGTTGATCTGGAATATCAGGATTAAAGTATCGGATTAATTGATGTACTTGTAATATGGTGCGATCTATTTCATATCTTGAATGTTCCCATTCCTTAAACAATGGTATGTCTGATTCTCTTGACTCCAAATTTTCCAAGCTGAGAATTTTCAACGCTTCGCCACTCGGTGGCGTTCCTCCTTCACCCCATCTGATAGCGAGTGAATGATTCTGGCCTACTTGATTGATCATCATCTTTACGGATTCAATCATGTCTCGGATAGAACCAGTAGGTGATACATATTGAAGTGATGCACCTTCTGGCAATGATATTAGCCTTTCGATACCAGCCTTCAAATTAGGAATCTCTGTATCTATCCCTGTGATAACTGGCTGACCTAATGCGAACCTTGTAGCCAAAGCGATTTCAGTCATGGCTATACTTACTTGTAATCCAGCCCTTGCAACATCCATAGAATCAGATGGGAATTCAACCTTGCTTAAAGGTAAGATACCATAAGGATTAATCATTTCTGTATTGTCGCCTATTGGATTCACACGGCCAACAGTATCAAATGCGAAATGCAATCCAGGTTCACCATTTCTTGATTCACTCCAGAATACAAACTTCCTATCACCTTTTAAATCTTTACCTACTTCATAGCTTATACCATACGGACTTGATTCACCATAGAGATAATATTCTTTTGCATTGGTGACTATATCGTATTCAATCCGTTCATGCCTATCCGAATACTTACTGCGGAAGTGGCACTTACCTATGAGCCATGCTATTTCTGCGAACTCTCTTGATTTACTATCGAGATGGTAAGCAAGATCATTATATTCATCTGCTGGTTCACCATTGATAAATCTCTCACATGGCGATTTAAATAACATCATCCTTGCCTTCGCAAATCTCGGTACAATCCGCATACCGAATGGCGGCACTTGTTCTAATGATGATCCTGGAAACCATTGAGCCAGATGTGTATCTAACTTCTTATTGTAATAGAAATCAAGAGCAGTATCTTTCTCGGCAATCTCATCCTTTTTCAAATCGTTCTCGGCTCGTTGTACTGATTGCATGACTACATCCCTACCGAGTGAGGGAAGCATCACTTTATCGTGAAAATTATATTCCATAACCTACCATTGTGAACTTGTTACCAATCTCTTAACCACAGGATGTTTCATAGCAATATAATAGCTACAAGCATCGAAGGCATGGGTGAGAGTTATATCTTTTATCTTATCAATCTTTCCGTCCCTTGATCTTTGCACTTGTTCTAAATCTTTAATCAGGTAGGTACATTTAGGATCAACCGTCATCCGTATCTTACCATTGGCATCGAGGAGCATCCGATTCAATGCGTTAATTCTATCTATGATTGGTGGATTAGCTTTCTTTGCTATCACATTAAAACCGTGATCTCTCAATATAGTATGATCGCTTTTATTTGATGTGGTTGATCTATTCCTTCCAGAACTATCTGGATATACGTTTATTCCTGGTGCTATCTTCTTCATGGCTATAGCCAGCTGTTCAGTATTAGAATTGGATTGCCTTATCTCAGAAAAATAATGTATAGAATTGTCAGAATATGAACATCCGAGCAAACCCGTCATGAAGTCACAATTAAAATCAATGCCCCAGAATAGATTGGCAGTTAATTCTTCAGCCTGTTTAACATGAATCTTGCGATCAAAGTTGTATGCGGCACGGCTTCCTGAACTCACGAAATCAGCAAGGAATTCAGTCTTGTAGGTATGTTCATCCATTGTTGCCTTTGCTCTTTCTATCTCATCCTTTGGTACAAAGCCGCCTTCCTCTGTAGTGAACTGCCACGACTTCCAATCAGGATCACTCTGGCCTCGTAAGTAATAATCATATAGATGATCAAATGAATTAGGCGTACCAATGAATAAGGCATCACCTTGTGTTGTTGTCAGCATCGGATAGATAATCTCTTCGTATACATGAGGCTTGATGTATGAGAATTCTTCCATGACAACCATATCCAATCCAGCACCACGAAGATTGTTCTCTTGTTCAGAGCCTTTAAGAGCAATCTCTGAATCATTCGGTAGCTTAATAGATAAGTCTGATTCATTTATAACCGCACCTTCATGCTGTCTCATTATTGCCCTGAGTATCGGCCATGTCGTACTCTTTAATGATCTGTATGTTGGCCCTACTATCCATCTACGTTCACCTGGTTGGATTTCTTTTGTTAATAGCCACATCAGACTGAGATAAGACTTTCCCCATCTTCTTCCAGCTACCACCACTTTGAATCGATGCGGATCGAGAATGATACTCTTGCGTAAATCGTTTGCTTTCCAATTATTAGTCAAAACTCATGATCTTGATTGGTTCAGTCTTGTTGATTACTTCTTTGAATTCTTTAGCCTTACCCTCTGATCTATCAGATAGATATGATACTGCACCGAGACTTCCGTTCATCGCCAGGCTATATACTTTGCGTATCATCCGTTCTTTGTTTGTCTTGCCATCAACATCTTCTTCTTCAAATACCTTGTTGATTATATCAGCCAATGCACCTCGCCTTCCATTAGGATTAGCGTTGTTTCCAGGCTTGAATTGCACACCAGCAGAATTACCTTTGGCAAATTGCCCATTAGCCCGTCGATTTTCCGTCGTTTTACTCATCGACTATAGCACAATAGATTTGTTTATTTTATCCATAAGATTTTTAATAGGCTCTCGAGAACCATACCCGTCATTCCTGTCTTTCGCCCACCATGCGATTATTCTCTGGCGAGTAGGGGAACGGATCACCCCTCTACTTATATAGGGGCAATCACAACCTAATTATATGTTATTTTGGATGAT